CTCCGAGACACCACCAAGGGCTTGCTGTACTACCCCGAGACGGCCCCGACCGCCGAGGCCAACATCGGCACGCTGTACGGCGAGAAGATCGTGTTCTCCAACGCGGGCCTTTCAGGCTTCGTGACGGGCGCCGCGAACTACTCGATGATCGGCGGCGAGTGGGATCAGTCGATGCTCGCCATCCGTGAAGACATCGATCTTGAGATGTTCGACACGGGCGTCATCACGGACAACGCGACCCCGCCGGTCATTCAATACAACCTGATGCAGCAAGACATGGTCGCCCTGCGCGTGACGGCTCGCTTTGCCTGGGCCATCCCTAACCCGATCAACCGTCAGCAAGCGACCAAGGCCAGCCGCTATCCGTTCTTCGTCGTGCAGCAGAAGGCCTCCACGGGAGGTGAGGGTTAACCCTAATGACCAATCCACGTCCGCCAGATCCGCCCACTGAACCAGACGACGACGACCAGCCCGAGGCGCCAGGCCCCGAGCCGGAACCCAAGCCGCAGCCGACGCCAGGAGCCTGAGATGCCTGGTGGACGCGCGTACAAGAAGCCCGTGAGCAAAGCCCAGGCGCGCTACTTCGGCTATGCAGCTGGAGGCAATGTGCCTGGCTTCAGTGCCGACGAGGCTCAGAAGAAGCTCAAGGGAGTCAAAGAGAGCAAGCTCCCGGAACGCAAGAAAGGCAAGAAGTAATGGTCAAGGTACGCATGACGGTCGCCGCCACCGACACCGACGGCAAGGCGTACGGCCCTGGCCAGGAGGCCGACGTCAGCGAGGAGCAGGCACACGACTGGCGCTCGGACGGCAAGGCCAGCTACGTCGAGGACGAGGAGAAGCAGGCCAAGGCCGCTCAGGAGGGCGGTGTGTACAACGCGCGCACGAGCCGAGCGGACACCGGTGAGGCCGTCAGCACCGAGGCGCCGCAGCAGAAGCCGGCCGCCGAGCCGCCACCCAAGGACAAGAAGTAATGTCGCGCATGCGCTTCCTGACGGTGGCGGCCGACCCGCGTCCTGACCACGCGGGTGTGGTCTACGGTCCAGGTCACGAAACCGACTACGTGACCGAGGACTACGACTACATCAAGAGCTTGCTGCTGGACGGCAAGGCCGAGCTACTCGACGGCGTGCCGGAGGCGCTGTACGCCGCGCCTGCGCCCGAAAAGAACCCCTGATGTCCAGGGTCGTCTTCAACGCGCCGTCGCAAGACCCGGTCACCGCGACGACGTACTACGGCGCTGGCCACCAGGCCGACATCACCGACGAGGCGTTCGTCGCGAGCCTGGTCGCCTCCGGCAAGGCGGCGCTCATGGGCGCCCCGATCCGCAGCGTGTCCGTCTCGCCCATCGCCACCACGACGGCCACCGTCAACTGGACCGTGGATCAGCCCTGCACCGCGATGAAGGTGGACTACGGCACCAGCACGGCGTACGGTTCGAGCCAGGCCGCCACGCCCGCCTCCGGCAGCGGCGCGATCGTGGCCAACCTGACGGGCCTGACCACGGGCACGCTCTACCACTACCGCGTCTCGGTGACGGTCGGGACGTACGTCACGCTGACGGCAGATCGCACCTTCACCACGGCATGACCACCTACGCGCGCCTGGAGCAAGAGGTCGCTCGCAGGACCGGCCCCTTTTTTCAGGCGGCTCAGGATTCAGGCGCGCCGACGAGCAGCACCACGATCGCGGCGTACATGCCCACGCTCAAGACGAGCGCGCTGCTGGGCGGACCTGAGAACCTGTGGCTGTTGCGGCGCGGCTACACCGATACGGGCACGCCGCTGCCGCCGGCGGTCGCCGATCCGCGCGACCGCATTCGCATGGTGCAGACCTTCGATCCCGGCGCTGGGCGGGTGGTGGTCGATCGCAACTGGCGGTACCCGATGCAGCCCAGCGAGCTTGCCGAGTTCACCCATTTGCATCCCGACCAGGAGCTTCGCGTGAGCGTGCTGGCCGGCCTGCGGCGCTGCTTCCTGGAGGACATGTTCGCCGCCGTGCTGACCAGCAGCTACGGCGACATCGACCTGACCTACCAGAAGCCGTGGCTGACCAACCCGAATCAGGTCGCGCGGGTGCAGTACGGCTGGTACAAGCCGTTCGGCGAGGCGCCCTTCGAGGCCACCCTGCAGGCCGGCCACGTGATGCTGCGCAATACCAGCGGGCCGTACGCGCCAGCCAACGTGTGGGTCACTGCGTTGCGGCCTGGCTGGTCGCTGGTCAATGGGCTAGAGGCCAGTTCGGACTACGTGCTGACCGATACCGACGAACTCAGCGTGGACCTCGACTACGCCGCTTCGGCCGGCCACATCGAGGCCTGGCATCTCTTCCCGAGCCACCTGTTTGCCGCCGCCGCTGGCAGCCTGCAGGCCAGCCAGGAGATGGCCGCGCGCGAGTTCACCCGTCAGTCGCTGATCTGGGGTCCAGCCCCCACCCGCCGCACCGGCTTCTCCGAGGTGGTCAGCGGGCCGCTGATGGGCAGCGGGACTCGATGACGCGCACCGACGAGCGGATCAACTCGAATCCAGTCGGTGGCGAGCCGCTGCCGCCCACGTGGGCGCAAGGTCCACAGGGGCCACCCGGTCCGCAGGGATCGATTGGGCCGATCGGGCCGTCAGGGCAGAACGGCCAGGAGGGCATCGCTGGCGACATGGGGCCGGCGGGTCCACAGGGCGTTCAGGGGCCGATCGGGCCGGCGGGGCCTCAGGGTTCGCAGGGGCCGATGGGGCCAGTCTCCACCGTGCCAGGGCCACCAGGACCACAGGGCATCCAGGGGCCGCCTGGCGCCGATTCGAGCGTGCCTGGCCCGCCGGGTCCACAAGGCATTCAGGGTCCACAAGGCATTCAGGGTCCGACTGGGGCGACGGGCAGCCAGGGACCGACAGGTGCAGGCGTGCCGGTCGGCGGCACGTCAGGCCAGGTGCTGGCGAAGATCGACGCGACGAATTTCAATACCAACTGGCAGACGCCTGCAGCTGGCATCACCATCCCGCTCAGCCAGAACCTGACATTCTCGCCCGACACCACCTACGACGTTGGCGCCAGCGGGGCGAACCGTCCGCGCGACCTGTTCCTGGCCCGCAACGCCCTGGTCGGCGGGACGCTCGGCGTCACCGGCGCGGTGACGATGTCCAGCACGCTCACGCTCAGCGCTGACCCCACGCTAGCGCTGCAGGCTGCGACCAAGCAATACGCCGACACCAAGCTCACCCAGGCGCAGGGCGACGCACGCTACCAGACACCGGCTCAGGCCGCAGCCCTGTACCTGCCCCTGACGGGTGGAACGCTGACCGGCAACCTGCTGTTCTCAACAGACAACCTCCGAGACATCGGTGCTTCAGGAGCGACCAGGCCGCGTGATATCTATATTGGTGGTCGGCTTTACACAGCTACCGGCATCTGGTTGGACAATGGCACAGTCTCCGCGCCGATTGGTCTGAATTCATCGGGGTTGCTGCTCGGCAACATCTGGCAGATCAACAGTTCAACGGGAGCCTTTGGGGCACAGACCGACAATTCGTTCGACATAGGGGCGAGCGGGGCGAACAGGCCACGAGACTTGTTCCTGGGCCGGAACCTGACCGTTGGTGGCAACAGCACCTTCACCGGTCTCGTCGGGATCGGCGGCTCCTACACCACCAACGCGGGGCTGTACCTCAGGACGAGTACACAGAACGCCTCCACCTCGCAAGGGATCGTCTGTCAGCCGGTGTTCCCTGCGGTTGTTACCGGTGCCGGCTCGTCGATCCAGGCCAAGCTGAGTACGCTCGCCACGACATTCACGATGGCCAGTGGCTACGGCCTGGAGCTACAGGCTCCGACCCTGGGTGCAGGCAGTACCGTCACCACGATCTACGGCATCAACGTCGCCAACCAGGGCGGTGCTGGACGGACCTATGCCTACGGCATCTGGATCAGCGCTCAGTCCGGTGCCGCGACAGACAACTACGGCCTCTACGCGCAGTCTCAATGCTGGTTTCAGAACGGTCTGGGTATCGGCAGCGATAACTTCGGCAACCCGCTGGCCAATACCTACCTGCTTTTTAACTCGGCAAGCACGGTCG